TTACCTGGGCATGGAGCAAAATCTGGTGGGGGTGGTTTAGGTAAATCAGGAATTTTTGGCTGCTCTGTTTCTGGGAAGGGCGGTGCTTCATTATCGACAAGCGGTTCTTCTGTAATGACCATATTCTCAGGTGTATAGTCAAGAGGAATAAAACTAGGAAACGGAAAATCACACGTTGTAAATACACCATTTGGATCTTCCAATAATAAATTACGATTACCAGTATTTTCTATATCACGATGTTGATAGGTACAACCAGGAACATCAATATCTAGTGGCTTCGTAATACTTAGATAATGAGGAGTATATATATCTGGAACGTCTGGAATGTATATATCAGGAATACTTATGTTAGGTATATCCATTCATTCATTTGATAATCGGCATAGATGGGCCAGTAACTTTTGGTAAACCTTGATCTAACATCTTAGGGATCATTCCTTGTACATTACCAAGTATTTCATTCATTACTTTAGCCTTAAAATTCTCTGATGTTACATATTTGTATGCAAAGTACGTTCCACCGCTCATGGACGCTACCATTACAAATGAGATGATACTTAAAACATTAGCTATTTTTTGAAACATGATTCGTGCAGCTTTAATTAGGGCAATGGTTCCTTTTACAATTTTAACATTTTCTATAATTTGTACATTAGCTCCTCTATATGTGACTATGAGTTTAGTTACAAAGCAGATAACAAATAAAACTAATTAATCCCAAGGATTGCCTTGTGCAGTTGTAGGAGTTTTGACTTCAGCAATAGCAGCATCCATTCTTGTTTCAATCGTTGAAACTTTAGAACCTAATTTAGTTTTTACCCAACCCAAGACTGTAGCAGCATCAGGTGTTTTTGCAGATGTATCATAAGGAATAAAATCACTTGGCAGTGATTCTGGTTTAATAAAATTTACACTGCCTACTTCCCTAGTATCTTGTATTTCAACATCATCTTCGGTAGCTTTTACACGATAGATTACTTTTGTGATATATCCATCAGATAAATCCCTTTCACAAGTGTTAATTTCCCAAGTTTTTACAACAGCCATTTTAAATTTTTAAATTAACTCTAATATACTAAGATGCTTCCAACGCTGCAACTTTAGCTGATAATTCTTGTATTGCTTTAACAAGAGGAGCAATAAGTTCGTTATAGTTCAAACCCATTGCACCTTTTTCTGGTTTATCAATTATTCCTATACTATCAACATCTTTACCTATCTCTTTAATTGTTTCTTCTATATCCTGTGCAACTAAACCATAATGTGTCTTTTCGCCAAGTTCTTCATCATTCCATTTATATGAAACAGCTTTTAATTTGTTAATAAAGTTAAGACCTAAATCGGAATCAATTATTGTATTTTTTTCATTCCTATCTGAAGTATTAATAGATCCATTACTTGCATATACTGTTCCCCATCTTGCATCACTAGCACCGCAGTCGCCACCGTTAGTGCTATATGGTCTAATAGTACCAAGTATTCTGCAACCGTAATCTTCTGTTCTTACTCTTTGAGCACCATTAAAATACAGAATTGAAGTATTGTTAAGTCCAGTATATAGCATCCATTCGTCATTTACATCATTATAAATTCCAGATTGAGAACCACCTTCGTGCATAAACACAACACGACCATCTATTGAAAATCCTTCCCAACCATTTTGACCACTTCCATTAATTTGTACACTTCCAAAACCACCATCGCAATTGCTTAAATATCTAGTACTTTGACCAAGAAAAACAGTACTACAGTAAATATCCCTAACCATATTACCTGATTCACCAATATCATAATTATTACTGCCTCCCGGAACAAAATGTCCGCTTCCATCTATAAACCATCTGTTCGTACCAGCCTCCCTAAATATAATTCCGTTTGACCCCCCGACTATGTATAAATAATTACTATGATGTTGGATTTTTGTATTATTTCCTGACCAATCTCCGTTTGCAAATCCTATATCTTCATCGGCAGACACTCGAAGACTGCCAGTTTGATTTGCTATATAGTTTCCATTTACTTGAAAGCCAGCATCAGCCCTTATAAGTCTTGGTGTATAAATATTTTTTGCTGTTTCTTGGTTGATTCTTAGCCAGCTATTATCTTCACAACCGATCTCTCCTATTCTTGTAGTTCCGTTATAAAAAATAATATGGTCTGAAATATTATTATCTATTTTTTGAATTAATATTCTTTCGTTATCATTACCATCACCAATTCTTAAGTCACGACCACCATCAACCCTTAAATCACCACCATTTACTGTAACTGCACCTGTGACTGTACCACCACTTAGAGGAAGATAACTAGATAAACTTCCAGAACCATTATTTGTAGCACCATCAGCTACGTTTAAAAATGATCTAACCGCAGCAGCAGTAGCGTGTCTTATAAAACCATCATTATTTGATTCTGCACATATTCTTGTAATACTTCCAGTAGCAATATCGTTAGGAGTAGTGTTGAAATAAGTAGCATATATATAACCTCCGGGGTCAACTCTTCTAACTACAGTGCCGTTTGAACGGTCTGTTGAAATGGTATATGGGAACGAGTAGTTGTTTGCATTAGCAGCGATACCATTTAATTTAGTAAAAAGTGCATCAGTAAAAGCATTTGTATCACTGTTAGCTTCATAAGCAGTTTTTATTTCAGCGTTAGTTTGGTCTGCGGTTGCTGATGCTTCAATACCGTTTAATTTAGAAAGAAGTGCATCAGTAAAATTATTATCTGTAGTTGTAAAAGAGTTAGTGGAAACAGATGTTACAAGTCCTTGAGCATTTACTGTTATAGCTGGTATTAAACTTGCCGATCCATAAGACCCTGCTGTTACACCAGAGTCCGCTAATTTACTGGCAGCAATATTAGCACCCGAATGAAGATGTGCATTTGTGATGCTGTTATTTTTTAAACCATCACCACTGATCTGTGTAAATGCCATTTAATTTGCCTCCAATGTTTTTACTTTAGCTTCTAGTTCTTGAACTGCTTTTACAAGCATAGGAATTATTAATTTTTCATTTACTCTTAAAGGATTATCAATTACTTGTTCTTCTATTGTTAATGAAGATTCAGAAAAATCTTGTACTAAATTAGCATCAACAGTTTGAACCTCTTGTGCAATAAATCCATATAAAGTATTTTTTTCATCATCACAGAAACCATCTATCCAGTTAAATGAAACAGGTCTTAAAGATTTTATAGCAGATAAGCCTTTATCCAAATCAACTACATTTTTTTTAAGTCTTGAATCTGATGCGTTATAGATGTTAGTTCCTGATGGCGCACCTATATTTCCACTACTATCAATCGTTAATCTTAAAGTATCAGATGAACCATTTCTTATAATAAAACTGTCACTAGCTTCTCCTCCTATACTACATCTATGTGTAGAGCCTGCCGCAAAAACCCATCTAAGTTTTTTTGCTTGCATTATTTCAACGTCACCAGCACTATCGATTCTGAATCTTTCTGTATTAGCAGTAGAAAAAGCTAAAGTATTGTCTGCTGGTCTATATATTGCTGCTGCTGTAGAAGGTGTTGATATTGAGCCACTAAAGTCAATATATGTACTATTCATATTTAAATTAGTGCCACTTACCTTAACACCTGTACTTGTAGTCTCAAACTTTTTACTGCCATCGTGATACAACTCACAGGCTCCATTAGCTACAAAAACAGCCATATTTTCACTACCGTCACCATTAAGAAAATGATGTCTAGTGTTTGAATAATAAGCTAAGGGATGACTAGCACTTTGAATAAGTGAGGTACTTCCATCATGCCAAACCAGTAGGTCTGGACCATTTCCAAGAGCTACTTTACGGTTATCGTCTAAACCTAAGTCACCATTTATTTCTACTCCCCAACTTTTAACATCTAGCATTACAGCGTTGTCATAGTGAAGTCTAGGTCCTGTATTGACTGTAGGAACGCTTATATAATCATGATCTCCAGCTTGATTTTGTAAAGCAAATACATCGCTTTGAAGTTTTAAATAACCTGTTGTATTTTCAATAACAGAATTAGAAGCATTGTGAAATAAATTTAAGTCCCCAGAAGATCCTATTCTTATTTTATTATTGTCATCACAAGTAAGATCTCCTGTCCATTTAGCACCAGCACTTGTAGTCTCAAACTTTTTACCGTTGTCGTAATAAAGGGCTACGCTTCCGTTTACTGTACCAGTTAAATAAAACTCACTAGAAGCATTATTAAGCAGCTCAATTCTATCGCTTTGTAATCTTAAATCACCAGTTGAATTTTTAACAATAGTGTGAGAACCTGTATGATAAATTTCTAAATCATTACCTGTCCCAAATCGAATTTTTTGATTATCAACAAGATCTACATTTGTAGCTAAGTCTGTTCCAACAATTGTTCCGTCTACTATCTTTGCACTTGTAACACTATTGTCTGCTGGTACAGCTATATTTAGAGATCCATAAGTAACAATAAAAAAGTCTGATCCTGCAGCTGGTGCAGCAGCAAAAATAATATCATTACCATCTATCGCAAAACCTTCACTAGGACTTGTCCCCGAATTAGGTTTTTGAACTACACCATTGATACTTACTAGCAACTGTTGAGCAGAAACAGAAGGCGGATTGCTTAATGTAAATCTAGTAGCAGTACCATTGAACGTAGCACTACCACCGCCAGAGCCAGATGAAGAAGATAAGGTATTGATAAATATATCTGATCCCCCACCACTGCCACTAATCTCAGCAATAGTTCCATTATCTTTTTTGGTAAATAACTTACCACTGTCAGTTCTTATCGCTACTTCACCAACGACAAGATCACTGGCACTTGGATCGCTACCGCTTCCTCTTTTTAGCTTAATAACATTAGCCATGAGCTATTACCTCCTAGCTCTAATAGGTTCCACCGTCTATATCAAAACCTGATACACTTCCATTTTCTAAAAACGTTACCAGGTCAGACAATGCAACCTGTACCATCGTTCCATTATCATTAACAATAAACCTGTCAGCAGTAGCTAAAGTTGTTGATGTGGCAGATGTCGCACCATCTAATAAGTTTATTTCGGCAGTAGTTGAAGTAACGCCATCCAATATATTTAATTCTGCTGTCGTAGAAGTAACACCATCCATAATGTTAAGTTCAGCAGTTGTAGCTGTCACTCCATCTAAAATATTTAATTCAGTTGTTGTTACTGTTGCACCATCTAATATCTGTACTTCGGCCTCTGATAAATCAGCTAAAGCATTAGCTGTTGTTTGACCCATAGTTGCAAGTTCTGTCAGCTTATCACTATGAGGTTCTACATCCGTTCCAATAACAAGTCCTAAGTTTGTTCTTGCACCTGACGCAGATGTACTTCCCGTTCCACCATCTCCTACTGCCAGTGTTCCTGTTATAGAACTAGCACCGAGATCAACAGCCATTTCAGTTGATTCTATAACTATTCCACCATTAGCTTTTAGATCAACAGATAATGTGTTACCAGACTTATCTAAGCCATCGCCAGCAGTAATTTGACCAGCACCAGAAAATTGAGCAAAAGTTAAATTATTAGTTCCAACAACCGCAGATCCCTTATTACTTGTACACACAAAACCATTATCAGCATTAACTGTTCCCTGCTCAACAAAGGTAAACATACCAGCAGCATCAGCACCGGCAGCTAAATCGTCTGCTCTAGATGGGGAAGAGCCAACAATATAAATACCATTCTGACTTGCAGTAGATTGATCTTTTACAAGAACACGATCATTAGTCGAAAGACTAACACCATCTAGCGTGTCTCCGTTATTAAGAGCAGTAGATATTGTGATATTACCTGTAGTTGCAGCTACGCACGAATCTTTAACATCAAGTCCTTGTGATGTAGCTTCTACAAATCCTTTTGTCGCAGCATCTTGAGCATTTACTGGATCTGATACGTTTGTTATTGTTTGACTATTCATTGAAACTGAACCTGTTGGTGCAGCCATTTGATCTAGCCTATTAGTTCTAACACCAGCATCAAAGTCGCTTATCTTGGTATGAGCTATCGAGGGAATATCATCGCTTACTAAAGCCCTAAATGTAGGAGCAGCAGCACTTCCGCTAGTCGGGCCACTTAGTATAGTATTTGCTGTTCTTGTTGTATCTTTATCAAAAAATGCACCCTTACCACCGATCTTTTCAATAGTTGTGGCTGATCCTCCAGCACCGCCTGTCCCTTTACCTATAAAAACAATATCCGACCCTTCGGAATGTGCTAATTCAGCATTATCTAAAGTGGTAGGTGCTGAAGATCCAGTTGATCTTTTTATTCTGATTGTGTTAGCCACTAAAAGTTTCCTCCGTCAACTAGATTTTCAACAGTACGAGTAGCATCTGCTTTAAATGTACCATCTGATTGAGAAAAATACACTACTGAGTTATTTACTTTAGCAGAATCATTTAAAGAAGTTCCTGTTGCAGCAAAGGCTGGACCTTGTGGCCCTTGTGTCGCAATCTCAACAACGCTTGATCCTCCGTTAACAGTAACAGTATTAGTTTGTTCACTAACAGATACTGTTGTTTTTGTTTCGGTAATGTTTACACTGTTACTCATGTTGTTGTGTAGCCCTCACTCATATATATTGTACCCTCTAAATAATATTCTTTGACGCTTGATGGATTAACTAATAGAACATCATATTTTAAAACATTTGGAGTAAATGTTGCTGTCTGAGTATCAGTCAAACCTATAGTTACAGATCCAGCAGACCTGTCAGTATAAGTAACAGCAAAATCAGCATATTTTATGGTGCGTGTTTCTTCCCAGACCTGTGCAGCCACAGTATATCCAGTTAAATTTATTGCATTATTAGAACTATCTTTAAAAACCAAAGGAATATTATGTGTTGAACGTCTTTGTAACGTAAAATTATAAGTTCCAGGTTCGATTGCCATTTAACTTGACCAAGATGAAGGTTTACCTAAAGACAGTCTAGGTGTTTGACTTTCAATTATTTCATTTTTCATCTTTGTTTCTAATTCAGCTACAATTGAATCTCCCAATGCTGTTTTTACCCAACCAATAACTTGAGATTCAGTAAGACTTTCAAAAGGAGTTACAGTACTACCTTTGTCAAATCCATGCGTATTAGTTCTGACAGATTGATATCCTTCAGAAGAAGTGCAGACCACTTTATAATGAACACAAGTAACTAAACCCTGATCTGGGTTATTTGTGTTGTATTCTAAAGGTCCTGCTGGATGATTTAAAGACCAAACAGTTGTATAGGTCGGATCAGCCATTTAAAGGTTCAGTTACAGTTTCTTCTTTAGGCATCATTTCTTTTACAGCATCTTCTTTGCCTTGTAAATAATATAATTCAGCTTCGCAGTTTTTTGCTGCCAACTGAGCTTGCTGTAAATTTGTTTGTAGTTGCTGTCTTTTTTCAGCAATTTCTTTTAGTTTCTTTTCGTGATCCATAAACAAAGATATTTAAAATAAATATAGCTTGAAAACAAGTATAAGTCTATTTAGATTCTAGAGTTTCTACTCTGGCAATAAGTTCCTGTAATGCTGCCACCGTAACAGTTATTAATTTTGTTGAATCAAGTTTTTGCATTTTAGCTCCATCCTTTTCTCCCACAACTGCTTCTGGACAAACTTCAGAGACTTCATGAGCCAAAAATCCATCAAGAGTTTTATATGAACTTGAATCATTTTCTCTTGCTTCTATAAAGTTAAATCTTTTTGGTTTTAATTTTTTTAGTCTTGTAATACCGTCATCAATATCAACTATATTTTCTTTGAGTCTATAATCAGAAAAACCTAATTGTAACATCTGACCTTGGTTTGTTACTTCAATACTACCCCTTTCATCCCCAGATTTTCTAAATACTATAAACTCACCCCCATTTCCATTAGTATTCAGATTTAACATTGCAGTTGAATCACCCCTACTTATATACAGACAATTAGCATTTTCAAAAGCAAAACCAGTTGTTGTATCGCTGGTAGATGTACCAGGTGTATTTGAGGTGTCTTGATTAATTCTTATATGACCTTCTCTAGTAATAACCATTCTTGATGTTGAACTTCCCGAAGCTGCCTTTGTAGCCATTACAAGTCTTGCTGTAGCAGACGTTCCATCGTGCCTTGCAGTTACCGAAGCAAGTTCAGCCGTACTACCATTTACTGTTCTAAACCCACCCAATATTTCGCTACCGCTAGGAGTCCCGTCATGATTAAAAGTAATACACGGTCTTTGTCCTGTACTAACGCCAGAAGTTATGTGCATTACACTATCATTCTGAGGAGTAGAAGTACTACCAAACATATATTTGCCCGAACCTGTCGCTTTAAGATGAATGTGTTTAGCACTATCTTGATTATTTATTAAGGTATTACCAGAAGCATCTATACCTATTACTGAACCATCAGTGGCAAGAGCACCTGTGTTTGTATTTGTAAAATGTGAAACTACAGTTGTAGTAGAATTTCGATGTCCTCTAAAAATACTGTTGCTGTAGTAACCTACTGCTGTAACATCATCTGCCAATATTAAATTTGGAGAGTTAGGTATTCTAAGTTTTATTGTTGTATCATGTCTTAAGTCAAAAATATTTGCTGTACTTGTAGTTTGACCTCCATTTAAAACTATATTTGCACCATTATTAGCAGTACCTCCTGATATAAATAAACGACTTGTGTTATCAGCTCTAACAATATCAGTTAAAGTATTTAAAACCGTTGTAGATGTACTAAGCAAACCTAAATTTGCTGCTGTTATATCTCCTATCGTTGTATCTCCACTTGATGAACCAGAAGTTGCGACTTTTAAAGTATTACCTTCAATAAATAACGTACCAGCTACAGCATAACTTGGCCTTGTAGATCCTTTATTGGTTGTTAGCACTCCCTCTGTAAATACATTGGTAATATCATCCAATACTTGAGCACCTGTGCCATCAGCTATTGAGTAATCAGTAGGTCTTGCCATTTTTAAATACTTTTTATTTTATTTTACACACCTTTGCCGAAACCACTAGCATTGTATGAAAAAGTCTTATCTATAGTATTACCATCTTTATCTTTTATATCTATAGTAAAACCTGTACCGCTTATATTACTTAAAACAAAAGATTGAGCAAAAGTCTGATTATCTACAGTTATAGAAATTTGAGGTTTATATGATCCAGTTGTTCCAGCAGATAAATTAGGTGCTCCTGTAAAAAATGGAGATTGAAATGTAACAACCTTTGGTGCTGGATTACCTTGTGCATTTTGTGTTCTTAAAGCGTTTCCACTAGCATCAGTGCTTGCAAATTCTGATCTGAACGGAAATATTAAATTATAACCAGCTTGTATTACACGAATATTTTGTATTGTAGAAGTGGATGATAATTCAAGGCTAAATTTTAAAAACTTTGTAGTAAACGTGCCACTTCCTAATAATAATGGCTCGCTAAAACTGGAGTCACTTGTTTTTTTAGTTTGAACACGCATTTTGCAGTTAACTTGGTCAGGAGGTGTTTCACGAAAATTACCGTCATCTGCATATTGTGACCAAAGGCTTCCTGCTGGAATTAATTGTGTAATAGTCAGTGCATTTATAAATTCACCTTGAGTAACTAGTATTCTTTCGACATTAACAACAAAATCATTTTGTAAATTTATTTCATTTTCAAAAGTATAAGTTCCAGTGCTGTTAGTAGATGACAGAGCAAGATAACTTGTACTAGAAGGAACAGCAACATTAGTTTTTGCTCCTGCAAATGGAGTACCATTTTGTTCTTGTACTGTATGAGCAACTTTTGAATTTAAAAGCCTAGTATTTGATAAAGTTATTGATTTTGCATTTTTACTTCTTCTATTTCCATCATCTACAAATTTAGCCAAATAAGTTCCAGTTAATGCTGCTGTTATAAATTCAGTACTAGAACCAGCAATTTGAGATGTAATATCACTAGAATTTTCCCAAGTAGCACCAGTTAACAAGCTGGAATGTTTGATATAAACATAGCCACCATGTAAAACATCAGTATCAATTGATTCGTCCCATCTCAGCCTAATATTGTCATCTCCAACTAATTCTGCTGTTAAATTTTGAACATCTCCTGGTTGAGCAGATTTTCCAAAAGTTTTAAACTCATTAACAAATACTTTGGCATTACTTAATTTTTGTAAAGCATTATATGCACGGACTTCTATTTGATATCCACCTGCAACTGTATTGGGAATTATAAAATCAGGACTAAATAAAACATGGACATTCCAACCACCTACAGTTGATCCACTTTTATATCTATATTTTAATTGGTATTGAGACACACCAAAAACAGGAGTCCATGTTACAAGAACCTGATTGACTGCTTTGTTTCTAATTGATATAAGCTGTTCTTCAACATTCAATACTTCTGGTGCTAATGCGTCTGTATTAATTAGACTTATATTTTTTCTAACTATAGGCGTACCAGCATCAATATTTGCATATTTACCTTCATTATATTTAACTGCTGTAATTAAATAATTAGTACCATCTTGTTCTTCAATATTTACCACCCTAAAAGATTGAGGAACAGCAGTAGTACTTTCAGCAATCCATATATTATTTACTTTCAAATGGTCAGAAAAAGCCTGTGTTTTAATAACAGTACTTGTTGTACCAGACTGAACAATATTTTCTGTTTCTAAAATTCCGTCATCTCGAATAACAGTTAATTTAAAATCACCACCACCTTCCAATCCTAAAATAGACATTAAGTTTGTAGCATCATCAACCGTAATTTCTGTTCTATCGCTACTTATAGCTTTTATTCTGCCAGCTACTCTATGACCTAATCTAACTGGATCGTTTACATTAATAACACTACCTGGTCTGACTACTGAACCTGCATCAATAGATGTTGTAAAACTAACCACTTCTGATTCCTCTTCTTCAGAAAAAACGATAGCTCTTGCCAGACGAAGTGCTTGAGCTTCAGAAGTACAACCAAATGCTTTTACAGTTTTTTCTATAATTCCAAATTTAGCTATCCTTGCTGTCTGTACTGCATCACTTAAATCATCACCATATACTGCATAATCAATCTCTCTTGTCTCATTATTAAAGAAACTAACTCTGACAACTGTATGTCTTTGTCTTGCACTTGCACCAGAATAGTTAAATCCTGCTTCTGATACATTAGCTAAACTAAACAAGTAAGTAGCATCTGTTGGTTTATCCTGCGATAAAGATAATCTACCAGAAGTCCAGATAGGCATACATCTCATTACACCTGCCAACGCATTAATCAGATCATATGCGTCAGTGGCAGTTTGTAAGTTTAAATTACAGCTAAACCGAGCTTCATCACCTATCTTTTCATTTGCATATCTGCTGGCAGCTACAAAACTCTGAATATCAATAGTCGAAGATACACCATCGCTGGTAAAAGTTTGATTTTCACTATTTGGAAGATCTAAATACTGTCCAAATCCATATCTTGAGTTAGTTAAAAGATCAAGCAAAATCATTGAAGGACATGAAGTCCAAACAGCAAGTCCCATTTCACCACCAAACACATAACCTGCTGGGTAGTTAATTCTTCCATCGGCTATATCTGTATTAGGAGTAACTTGATATTTTAAAGTTCCAGTTACAGCACTGCCAGTATTATTAGCACTAACACTGTATTTAAAGGTTACTCCACTCGGTGCTCCAGTAGGATCAGGTGTTTCAGTTAATCCATGAAAACCATTTATATTTGAGTTCCCATCTTTGACAGTTATAAAATCTCCTAAAACTAATCCATGCACTGAACTTGTTGTCACAGTAACGACTGTTCCTTCATATGAAAAATTAGCAGTTACTTCTAAAGCACTTTTACCAGGTATCCTGCATTTAATTCCACGAATACGATAAGCTCTTTTTGGTACGCTACTAAACTGTTCACTATCTACTCGTACACCAACATAAGCACAGTCATCATAAGATAGTTTTTCGTGAAATACTTTAGTTAAACTTGTAATTTTAAAAGCATCACGAAGTTTATCTGTATCGGAAGAATCAGCAGTTTTTCTAATCACTTTTATCTGTACAGAACTAAAATTATTATTTGCATCTAAATTAATTAAATATTGTTTTTGGTAAAGGTCTTTACTTCTTCCAGAAATTATTTCATTGGTATTATTTTCGGAATTGGGATCAAAGTCATTATCAGAACCGACAACAGTTGCAAAACCTCCAGTATTAGAATCAGATCCACCGTCACCATTATTACCTATATAAGCTAACTGTATTTTTAATTCAACTTCAGAACCATAAACATCACCATCATCTTCAAACTTTTGTAATTCTGGAAAACTTATAACAAGTTTTACAGCATCAACTCTTGCAGGATTTTGTACAGTTTCTCCATTAACTTCTATTGTTCTTGGGTTATTATCTGTAATAGTTGGCAGAACTCTACCGCCACTTGCCTGAGTACAACTTAATCCTCCTTGTGCTGTAATTTCATTTCCGCCTTCACTACCCTCGTTTTCTATGTTTTGTAACGGAGTCTGTGAACTGATACCATATCTTGCTCTGAAAGTTACGTCTGAATAATTAAAATCGCTATTTGATGTATTTTGTACTCTGGTTAAATAATCGTCCGATTCTTTATTAATATTTAAAATTGAAGTATCGTCTAAAAAAACATCAGACAAAGCAGAAGTTAAATAATGACTAGCACTTCTAGCAATACCTTTTTTTGAAGGTGTAGCAAAACCTTCTATTTCACCTTCAGATAATAAATCTAAAACAGTAGCAAATTGTTTACTTTCTAAAGTATCAGGTGCTCTATAAGGTGGTTTAGGTCTGCCACCAAAAAAACCACCTGCTCCTTTAATTGGTTTTGTCATTCGTCAGTTTCTACTTGAACTTGGTTAGTGTCTACAGACGCAGAAATAACTACCGATCCTGTAACTATTTCTCCATATACTATAGGAAGTGCAGTTCCAGGTCTAGCAGTATTTTGAACTCCATTAAAATTAAATGATAATCGAGGATCTGATTCAGTATTTGCATCGGGAATAGGAAATAATAATTCAGAAATACCAGATAAAGCTAAATGAGCACCAACATAAAAAGCAGATTTTGCAGCAAAACTAGCACCAGTAAATGAAATTCCTCCTGCTTTACTAAAAGTTAAAACGTCTCCCCCAAATAGAGCACCTCCTCCTAACGCACCAAAAGACATAGCTATCAATACACCTCCTAATAAAATTTTACCAAACCTACCTCCAGCACCACTTATAACAGGAACAATACTAATATCTGATTGTCCTAAAGGATCATGCAATTCGTCTTTGGATATTTCTTTCTTATCAACTAAAACCTTATAGTTTTTATCTGACATATATTTTTCTATGCCATCAAAATTATAAACTAAGAATTTAACAGCATCAGCAGCAGAATTTATAACAACATCAAATTCATTCTGCTTGGTATAACTAGCTAAATCACCATATAGTTTAAGGGTTCTTAACATACCTATACCTCTTTGCTGTACATTTTAACAACCATAAACTATAAGGCTCTCTACAACTAAGTCTATCTGCTAAATGGTGTAAAACCATGTCTCCCAAATAAATTGCGACATGATTTAAAGTTGGATGCATAATACTCATCAACAAAACATCTCCCACCTGTAAATTTTCACCTACACGCAATTCTCTAAAACCAGTTCTCCACGCATAACTTTCAAATAAGGGATTTTCTAAAAATTCTTCTGGAGTCATACTACGGTCATAATCTTTAAGAAGTATATTTTTTTCTTTTTTATAATAATCTCTAACTAAACTCCAACAGTCTGTAACACCCCAGATCCATTGTCTGCCAAGCAAATCAGGAATATAACCATCAGGTTCTCTATAGATCCAATTACCCGTTCTAGGGTCTACTATATGCCACGGGAGCTTACTGTTTTCACAGTTAACCTTATCACTTTCGCTAAATACTAAATTAGTTGTTGGATGGCTATGAATTATTGCAATTATATCTCCAGCATTTGCAGCAATAGCATAATCCTCTGGATCTAATACAAAACATTTATCTGGGTTTAACGAAAGGTTGTTACATGGATAATAAACTTCTTTGCCTTTGACATTAACAAGTAAACCTACAGATTCTTTAGGAGAATCTTTTTTGGCATGATCTAACGCCTTATCTTTCCAATGCATTATGCAAAAGATCCCAAAGATGGAAATAAACTTCTAGTGCATTGTCTTTTTGGTGCTTTAACACCAATCAAATCAAAAGCTGCTGCTAGTTCAAATTCAACAACTTCTCTATTTTCGTTAGCTTTACGATCAATAGCATATATCTCTCTAGGAAATTCTGCTAAAGGATCAGGTGTACCGAATGGATTGGCAGGAGGATTATTCCCAATAGGAGCAAAATTTACTGCATCTAAAAAACGTGCCAAAGTTCTTATTCTGGTTATTGTAGCTCCTGTTAAATCATTAGGTTTTATTAAATCTAAAATAGCAGTAATAGTACCAAGGGCATTACTTACAATTAATTTAGGTCGAGGTAATTGTCCACGTTGATATGCAAAACCTTCAGCTATTAATGGAAATCTTTGATAAGTATTACCAGCCCAAACTATCTCAGCATTTGAATTAAGGTTAGAACCTGCATGAAATCTATAAACGGTATCCAAACCTGTAGGGTTTTCAGTTGCATAATGGAGTCCTTCTTTTAATTCAAGGGTAAATAATTCAATAATTGCAGAGGGATTTATTTTAGAAATTTCATCATAAAGAGCACTTATTGATTTATAAACAACATTATTATCATTTACGTCTTCATTAATTATTACAGGCCAGTTAGGTTCGCTAGTGCCTGTAGTACCAGCAGTTGTAACTAAAAAAAAGTATCCATTTACTTGAGATGCTGTTGGTTTTACAACATCATCAACTTGAACAGATAAACTAGCACTCCAAGTATAAACAGTCATGGTTCAAATACTTCTCTAAATGTTGCCTGTATTATTGCCCTGTTTGAATAAGGTATTGATTTATTCCATGTTTCACAAACAAATTTAGATGAACTAGCTTCTCCTGGAGGTTGAAAATCAAAACTGGCACTATCATTTGCTCTGGCATCAAGAAAATTCTCTATAGTGTCAGCACTAGAAATTCCTGTACTATTAAAATTGTCTGACTCTGAAACATTAAAAGTAAAATTAAATACTTTTGGATTTTGATGTTGAGCTAATCCAAATAAAATTCTATGTTCATATCCATCAGCAAAACGTACTGTTCTAGTATTTGGTGCGGATCTTTTTTGCTGTCCATATGTTGGTGTAATTGAAGGAAAAGTAGCCATTATGCAAGTAAACCTCCAGGTCTTTTCTGCTGTATTAATTCTGATTGTATAGCAACAGATAAAGCACGACCAAGTTCTTTCCCTCTTTGTTCATCGCCTTCAACAGAAGAGCCAGAAGCATCTACGTTTACAACAATATTAGTTGAACCACCAAGCATTTCGTTAGGTGTAATCATTCCAGACACACCTGGGCTAAACATTTCTGGACCACGTTCTCCTACAATATAACTTCCTCCTCTCGCAACTGGCCCACCATTAGCTCTTACTCCAACTGTCATATCAGTAAATCGACTTGGTGTTGGAATATCGTATAAACTCTGTCCAGGTTTTACTCCGTAAGGATTCGTAAATATATTGGATAATAAACCTAACAATCCTTGTTGTAATTTATTAGCCATCATTTTTGCAGCAGTATCTAAGAAATGATCTGCTATCTTATTCAGCATATTTCTAAACGCATCAGCAACAGACATTGTTCCTTGAATTATTCCCTTAAATGAACTTTCAAATGAATTTGCCATTGTCTCTGATAATGTCATAACCATATAGATTGGATCTGATAATTTTTTTATTTCATCTTGCAAATCTTTTACCTTGTCAGTAATAGCAGAAAACTGAAGTGTACCTGATATTCCAAATTGGCCTTGAGATTCTCTAAGAAGATCCAATAATTCTCTTGCTTCTATTATTCCTTTTTTATAATTTTCTAAAAGAGTTATATTATCTTCTGCAAATTTCTTTTGTAAAGTTTCAGCCCTTATATCGCCAGCTTCAGTTATCTTCATTTTTCCCATCATTCTTAAAAGCAATAAACCTGGAGTGGATCCTCTTATTTGATCGAAAGGACTTACTGCTCTTGCTCTTGCTATAGCTGCGTCTTGTTCTGCTTTTACCTTTGCTTTTACTAAAGCAAGTTCAACAACAGCAGCATCATTAGTTTGATTTTGTATTAAAAGATTTTTTGCAGCTTCGTTTCCAATTTGTTTCCTTGTATCAAATATTTCTTGTGCTAATTTAGATGATCTATTTAATCCAGCAAATCTATCTGCTCCTCCCGCATCAGTTCCAAATATCATTGCCATTGATTTAGCTATATCTCCATCGCCAAACTCTTTAAAAGCTCCTAAAACACCAAATGCTTCTTCTTTTGTAATACTTAAATTTTTTGCAAGATTATTTATTTCTTTTGCAGTAATAGCTGTTTCGCTACCAGTAGTTCCCATTCTTGTATTTAATTCCACTAATGATTTATTGAATTTGTCAGCTTTATCTACAGCAGCACCTATTGCAGTACCAACAATAGATAACGCAAAACCAAACTGACCTCCAATCGCACCACCTGCTAAACCACCAAGTCCACCACCAACTGCTGCTGCACCTGTTTGTCCAAACAATAAAGGGAAAGCTCCACCAATAGCAGCACTAGATACAGTTTGACCAAATCTCTTATTTCTTTCTTTATTAGCAGTTTTTTCTTTTGCTAAAGCTAGTTGTCTTTCAAGTTCTATTTCAGCCTTAGTAAGAGAAATACCTTTCTGTTGTGCGATCCTTTGTATCCTTAATGCACGATCTCTTGCTTTTAATTCTTTGTTATATGTTTCTTCAACTTCTACTACATTTTTTATTGCTTTATTAAAATCTTCTGTTCCAATCGCAGCTTTATTTAACGCTGCTCTAGCACTATTGACTTCTTTTGATAAGGTTTGAAAACTATAAACAAAACTACCCTCTCCTTTCTTTTTCCCCATGCTCTTATTAACTGATCTATTAAATCTGTTTATATCTTTATCTAATTCTTTTGTATTTTTTCTAAGATCTTTTATTTTTTGTGCTGCCTCTGTTGCACCCTTAAGAGCTAACTCTAAATTAACTTCGTAATTAGGCACTGCTAAATCAAAACATTTATCTCATTCTACCTCTTTTCCCTTTCAAAGCACTACCTCTTTGTGCTTCTTGTTGTTGTTTCTCAAAATCTTCGTGTTCTATTTCTGCATAAGCAGCCCAACCTAACATCTCTTCAACAGTTAAAGTTTCTGATAATTCAGCAACAGTTTTACCTAATTCTTTAGCTAATGAGAATATAAACTTCCAATCTTTACTCGCTTTTCAATTCGGCTTTAGCCTCTACTACCCCCTTAGTCTGACCAGCTTCTATCATTGCTAATTGTATTTCCTGTAAAATATTTGCTTCGACTTCTCTTCTAAGAGATGCTTTATCACCATCTTGAAAAAGTCTATCTCCATTTTTATCTAATGCTTTTGTAATCATCAATGATAAGGCAAAATCATTTACATCATTTTCATTTGATTTTTTTGTTATCGATTCTCTTTCAGCAATCGTAAGTGGATGCCAATAAACACTGAAAATAATATTTCCGTCTTTAATTACGTCATGTTGATATAGCTGGCTGACACCAAAACTATTCTTCAAAAGTTCGATTGCTCTAGTCATAAAATAAGTATTGCTACTTTATTATACTAGGCATTTGCTGAGAATTGGCAAGATATTACACCAACAAAATGACTTCTATCTTCGATTTCAAGCATTGTAGGGCCATTTATATCCTGTACTCTTGGTTTTACACTAAAAGTATCAACATAAGTAGAAGCATTTACAGAAGTTAAACCATCAATTACTGCTTCTGCTATCGCAGACAGTTGACTTGTTCCTTTACTTTTTGGAACGTAAATATTACATTGAATAACACCTGAATAAAAATCTGAACTTGCTCCTTGATTTTGTAATGTAGAAGCTGTGTAATTTATCATCATCATTACATATTTTTTAGTCTTACCCGAAGTTGTAAAAGTAACATTGTCATAGACCATAGATACGGTTGGATCTGCGTCCGAAACTGCGTCTGTAACTGCCTTTTCAAATGCTGCTCTTGTTTTTACTAAAGTCATAATTTAAAACTCAGTGTAAGCCTGTCCACCTGTACCTTCGTCAGATAAACCTCTTGTCTGTCTTGATGCTATAAATAGTTTACCTTCTTTCATTGTTTCTTTTATTAGTTTTCCAAGCTCTCCCTGTATAAAATATTGAACTTTACCACCTTCTAAAGCGTAAGCTGCATATTTAGCTCTATTTCCAATAAATACTGGTCGTTTATAATTAAATGTTTTATTTACTTTAAATCTAGGCTGAATTTTTGGTGTAGGTTTTTTCTTTTTACCTTCTCTTGCTAAATTAGCCCAAGGTTGAAATTTATATACATCATCTTTTGCTTTTACACCCATTGTCTGAGCTTTCCAACTAGATGCAAAAAATCCAGTATAAACAGGACTTCTCTTCTTTGTAGATAAACTTCGATGTACTTTTCGTACAAGTTTATTAAAATCAGCATTTAGTTGGCTCTCTAAATCTTTCATCGGATCTTCTTTTAAAAAATCTTTTGCCATTAGAATCGCACCAATACTGTAAATAAATAAACCTGCCCACCCTTTCTTGTATCAATATCATAAATCTGTGCTGTTCTTGTTTCTCCCGCATATGTAAGTTGTATTTCATCATCAAAATCAACCTGATTATCACCAATCAAATCGGGAGTAATATACAACTTTGCCTGTCTAATCTCTTTACCTTCGTCATCTTCAGATTTAATAAATTCAATAGGTACTTTTAGATTTAAGTAAGTAGTATCAATAGTAATTTGCTCAGAGGTATCGATGTTATAACTTGATCTACCTTTTTTTACATAATTTATCGTGGCATCTAAAGAACTACCTAAATCAGCTACTACTTGTTTAGCAACACTCTTTAATAATGAATCTAACTGTCCTGCCATTATCCTCTAACCACCCTCATTTGAAAACTACCAGCTCCACCAAGTATATATGCACCTAAATAACTTTGTAACCATGGATAGACATCAAGAATATTATTAACAGAACCAGTACCCTGACTATCGGTATTATATTTAACTTGTATATCGCCTAGTTTTACTTCTTCAAAATTACCTGCTGTTCCTGTATTTCCTGTCATAGCGTCTGTATCATTTGCTAAAGCTCTAGCTAATTCGTACTGTGCATATTTAATATTTAACGGAATTGTAGAGCAAGCTAACTCAACTCCATCTACCTGATAATTATTTCTTGGAAATTTAAGTGCCTGTCCATCATCACATCTATCTCCATAGAATACAAAACTGTCGATCCATCTGGTAGCAGATATTAATGCTCTATTTTTCTGATCATCTGTCTTATTAGTCCAAGTACTCGAATCTGGTACGGTTTCAAAATAAGTATTAGCCTCTGTCAATGTGACATAGCTATTAGCGTTAGCATCTTTTATAGTTGCATTTATAGTGGCTGCCACGATAAGAAAGTAATTTTAGTTTTATTGTAGCGTAAAGAAAAAACCCCACCAATAATTGACGAGGCTTTTTACTACTTTGCTACTTAATAATATTAAGAAATATTAGAAGTATCAAGTGGAGAGTTAACAATGATCTCAACCATAGGAATTAGATCGGGATCGTATGTAATACCCCAGTTATTAGAGTTACCTAACTGAGCGTTTGTTGGGTTGTCAGTAGCAGATGTCCACTTAGTTCCCATAACGTGATAAGCACTATGGTAGTCAACAGACATAACATCTTGCTTAGATAAGATGTTTCTATCTGATTCAATGCTTAGAGGAGATTGCTCACCTTCAAGAATTGTTCCTGACTTAATTAAGAAGCAACGGAACTCAGTCTGATGACCAGAAGAACCAGGAGCAACTGTATTAACTTGAGAGTCAATGACAACATTCATGCCAGCGAATTGACCGATACTTCTATCTGTGATGCCGACTCCACCGCCACCCCACTGGATACCAGTTCCAGTAGATAGTGCAGATGTTGAGAATGTAAGCATACCAACCTGATATAGGTAGTAAGCAACAGATGGATGAATAACTAAAGTATCTAGCTCTTCTCCTCTTTCTCCAAGAAGTGATCTACCTCTTGCAACAGCAGATGCAGTTAAGAAGTTAGCTTCAGCAGCACTTGTGCCAGCTTTAGCAATATCAAGCACGTTTGCACCTAAAGGACCAGAACCAGAAGCAAATAAACCATCTAGCAAACTGAATAGTCTTGCAGAGTTTAACTTGTTGATAGCATCTGCAATTTGGTTTCTGATGTGACCCATTGGATCTTCACCAGCAGCCAATACAGCTACATCATCAACAGCATATGCAAAACCTCTGTGACAGATAGTTGCGATCTGTGTTCCTGTACCAATTTTCTGTGGTGTCAAATAACCAGAGTTACTTGTACCCCATGTTGCTGTACCATCTAAAATTTCTTCAGTTGGTGCGATTGGGTTAAATTCTGGAACCTGTATTCTTGTTCCACCTTCTGATGCGTCAAGAAGTGCGTTACGCACAACAGCACCAGATTTAATAAAAGCACTACGTTCTTTGATTGCCTCAGAAACATAGGTGCTCAAATTATTTCTCTTTACGATGTCAGCTAATAAGACACCACCAGAGTAATTCTGAAACGGAGCAGCCATTTAGAATAATT